TTCTGCTCGGCTTGCTTCTTACTTTTTGCTGCACCTCGAGAACAAAATAGATTATTGATGTAAATATCTATGTAAAAAATACCTTCGTGATGTCCCGCTACGCGATATTCCGGGAGTTCCCAGTTATTCACTTGGCAGTGGCGCATTAATTTGTCCTTGTAGTTATCGTCGACCATGATGGAGTTCATGTCGACCATATTTGGATCTTGGTATATCCTGAGGATAAACTCTTTAGCATGAAGGAGTCCAATGTCCATGTAAATGGCTCCTATCAAAGCTTCAAAAACATCTTCAAGGATTTTGGGGTTATTGTTCCATCCATTTCTGACACCCTTTTCATCCATGATGACGTACTTTTCGAGTCCCAGTTTCTTGGCAATCCCTGCGAGGGTTTCGCCGCGTACGAGTTTGGTACGCGCCTTCGTGAGGAAACCTTCTTGACGACTTTCATATCTATCAAACAAAAACTTAGTGATGACAAACCCTAGGACGGAGTCACCAATAAATTCAAGGGTCTCGAATGATTCTGTAAATTGTTCATACTCCTTGAGAGCAGATTTATGTGTAAAAGCTCTTTGATACAAATCAAGATTTTTGATTTTTGTATCAACAAGTTGTTCGGCAACTTCTTTGGTAAGGAAAGTCACCATGTTTTATTATGTTTTTGTGTTATTTTTTTAAGCCTCCTTCTTGATGTAATGCGGACTGAGATACTTCTGCAAATTAAGGTAAGTCACCTGAACGTCGGCGGGGGGTGCGAGGAGGTCGCGAAGGGTGTCGTCGAGGATAATTTGACGACCGTTGTCGGGGTGCTTGAGACCCTTGTCGGTGATGTACTTGTTGATAGACTTCGTCACCTCAGAACGAGATACGAGTTCACCCTCTGGAAGCTCAAGAAACGCGCGCAACTTAGGCGTCACATCCTGCTTTCGGTTGAAGCCGTTATTGGCAGCACGCGCGCGGGCCTTCTCACCATCGGGGTCATCCTGGGTACTCTTAATCTTACGGATAAGCTTGGCGAGGTTCTTCACGTCGGTGCGGAGGGCAGCAAGCTCGGTTTGAATAGTTTCAATAGACATTATATCTTTCTTACTCGTTTAATCTTTAAGTCTCGGAAGAAGTATATCGTCGCTATGGTGACAATTAACCACAATAAAAACATAAAGACTCGCTTATCCACTGTGAAATGATCTGGTCGATCTATGTAACGGAACGGTTGTCTAGATCCATCATCAGGGCATCCACCCGCACAGCAGTCTGCTGGGCATGGTAAAATTCTAGGTCCCTTTCTCACAGCGCAAAATTGTTCCTTACTTCCTTTGTATGCGTAACATCTACAGTTTTCTATCACGTTGCAAACCATATTATTATATCACGATATAATAATGGATGACAATATTTATTCGAAAGTGGTCATAGATAAATTCATTGACGAAAATCTATTTTTCAAGGATGCCAAATTGAAGAAGTACTACGATCGAAACTTACAGAGAGATCTCGGTAAATTTCGTAGTCGAGTGCGCACTACACATTCAGGTAAAGATTTCGAAAAGATCATGTATGTTTTTGTCACTGACTCCTTACGTGATATCATACTTGACACAATCGGAGAACTCACACAGTTTTTGAATAATTCAGGTGATCTTATCGTGAGTGGTGGTGAGGCGTTTAATTTGTACACAGATTTCAAAGATAGGATCATCACCAGTGACATCGATGCAAAATTTGTACCGCGTATCCCGATGAATGAACAGTTTTTTGGTAAATTACAAGCTATAAAACTCACGCTCTGGAACAAACTCGGGGAACTCGCGAAGCGTTTGAACATGCGAGTCAAGAAGAGAATAATGATGATGCAAAAGAAACATCCCAAATTATTCAAATTTTTAGGAATTGGTTTCAAACAGAGTGGACCATATGTCACACGAAGATACACATTAATCAAGAAGAAGAAGTTGTCAAATACCAATAAACCCAGTAAGAGTGATGTCTTCATTGATGTCGAATTGTTCGCCCTCGATCTCAACATTCGTTTCTTATCAGCGAAAACTGGAAAAATTGAAGACTTCAATATGGGTGGTATTCTCGACATTCCCTTCATGCGACCCCAAGAGTTTGGGTATGAAGTAGCACTCACTAAGCGTCGTGGGATGACATATCGTGACGTAATATCTGGAAAATTGATTAACAATAAGAAAATTCTCATCGCTAGTAAAGAGTTCCTCATCGAAGACATTTACTTGATGCATAAACTTCGTCTTCGACCAGAGAAGAAGGAGAAAGATCGACAGAGACTCGTCAGGTTGGCACAGTTGTTTGATAAACGTATCAAGGCTTCAAACTCCATGGATGACGTTTTCAAGCGAATCACACCCAAAATTGTTACAAAGTCCAAGGCATCGAGAAAGCCAACGAAGGTTTCGATTAACGCAGCGACAAAGATCAATCCATATAAATACAAAAACTTCACGACCGAACCTTCGAATGAACGTCTTTCTAAACAGATTGTATACGGTCTTAAACCTGTCGTCAAAAATACAAGCGTGGAAGGGTATACTAAATCATCAGGAAATAAACGATTCAACACGAAAAATCTCAAGTGGAAAAACGTCAATAATAACGCATATGTGAAAAATGAATTTCAACTTCGTCCAGAAAACGCACTTCCACTCCCTAAGAATATGAACATTAGTAAAACTCTGTACGGTTATAAACCCAGGAGAAATCAATGGGCGCCAAAGACATTATTCAATAAGGCTGCCGCTATACCATTTGTCGGGTTAAAGAAATGAAACCATGTGTATACATAAAATGATCTACAACGTCCCAGCCAAAGGTGATGATGGTCTCTATTTTGTGAAGGCTCTCAATGATTCCAAGCGTAAATGCCTCGTTCAGTTGAACGGAGTTAGGATTTTGGACTCTTCAGGTGATATTGCTATAAATCTTGAGTCTGAGGTCAACATTGCCAAGATTCAAGCGATTGATACTGAGAACCTCAGTGCTGCTGTTGAGAATGCTGAGACCTGGTTTGGTAAGAAGCTCAGTGAAAAGGTTGTTGAAGGCGCATACACTTCCAGTATTGCAGACGGTCAACTTACAGGGGAACGCATTGAGGTTATGAAGGTTTTCAATGTTGAACAGGAGGAGGAGGATTTTGATAATGTTCATCCCGAGAAGTCTTGTGATGTCATTGTCGAATTTGCGGGACTATGGTTTGCCAAGAAATCTTTCGGATCTTCATGGAATGTTGTCCAGGTCAGGGTTCACCCAGACCCAATTCTTGACACTTACCCAGACGGATTTGCTTTCGTCGACGAGGATGACCAATAAAAAAAATTGTTATACATATATAAAAGATGATGAAGGGTCGTAACCAGAACATTATGATGTTGGTCGCCGTAGCTGCACTAATCTTCCTCCTTTTTTCCATGAACAATAAGTCTGGCTATGCCATTGTCGAGCGCGCGTATGCCCCCTTCGGTATGGCGCCAGCCGCTGGCCCTGCCCCAGGCCCCGCGGCTAAGGCGGCGGCCGGTGCGTGTGGTGGTATGAACAAGGGCACCGGTCTCGCCTCGTCCCTCCTTCCCCGTGAGGTTGCGTCGGCCGAGGACTTTGGTCAGTTCGCCCCAGAGGACATCCTCGCGGGTCAGAACTTCCTTGAGCCCCGTAAGCAGATCGGCTTCCCCGAGACTGTCGGTGGTGCCCTCCGTAACGCCAATCAACAGATTCGCAAGGATCCCCCCAACCCAAAGGACCCCTTTGTGTGGAACAACTCCACTATTGTCCCTGATCTCATGCAGCGTGGTTTGTGCGCTTAAAGATTTGAAGGTAAAAGTATATAATTAAACATGACAACTGTTGCACCTGATCTCTCCGAGAATGTATCTAAACTGGTAGAGCTCACGAAACAATTAGCAGAGGCGAAATCTGATATTAAGGTCCTCAATCAGGAAGAGAAGCGCCTTAAGGAGGTGGTGAAGAAGCACATGGTCGGTCAAGGCATCGATACAATTAACCTCAGGAAGGGTAAGATTAGTATCCGTAAAACTGTCAGGAAAGGTGGAATGAACAAGGATGCCATCAAAGATGGTCTTATGACATTCTTCGGTGGTGATGAGACTAAAGTTGAAGGAGCCCTAAATGCTATTAAAGATGGTCTTAAGACGAAAGAGTCCACCTCTCTCTCCCTAACTGGTATAAAGGATAAACCCGAGAAGGAAGATAAGTAACTAAACATGGTTTGGAGCCAATATATATACGAAGCGTCTACTGGTTTTGATCATTACGCCAGTGATGATGAAGATATTATCGATGACACTCCTCTGAATATCGAAGACTGGGAAGCCGAATACTCAGATGAACTCTGGCACATGTGGAACTCTATCAGGACATTGATGGAAGATGCTCATATCAATCATTCTGGAAATTTTAACGACTTTGTGGAATTCTGTTTCAAGGAACACGATTCCTATAACGATCGTGTTACATGGGAGTATCCAGAACAGACCATATGGTATGAAGAGAGACTTGCTCACATATGGCGAAACCTCAGGAGAAATGTGAATGATAATCATCTTCATGAAGAGTTTATGCGAGGTGTAACATTTTACCACTTTGTCGACTTTGCTAAAAATTATATGTGTATATATTAAATGCTCCCCGATATCACCTCCCAAAAGGTTGCCATCCCCGCCGCCTTGTTTCTCGCGCTCAGCCCTGGTGTCCTCCTGACCACCGCTGGTAAGAACGTCAAGTTCGTGAATGGCAAGACCAATCAGATGGCTATTTTTTTCCACGCGCTGGTCTTCTTCCTCGTGTACAGCCTCATTGCTCGTGCGATGGGTCTCGTGCTCACCAAGACCGATCTTCTAGTGACCACCGCGCTCTTCTTGGCTCTCAGCCCCGGTCTCCTTCTCACTCTCCCCCCTGGCTCGGGTGGCGTCTTCCGTTCTGGTCAGACCAGCCTCCCCGCTGCCCTAACTCATGCGATCGTATATGCCGTAATCTTCGCGGTTTTACGTCGTCAATTTCCTCAATTCTATTAAGTAAGAAGATGAAGTATCTCGTCCTCGGTCCAGCTTCTATGGGAATATACTCCCTCATTGGATCTATGAAGGCGAGAGAATCTTCACTCGTGGATGTGAAAGAGATTTCAGGTTCTTCGGCGGGTGCGATTTTAGCTTTATTTTTAGCAATTGGGATGTCCGTGGATGAAATATTAGAAACATCTTTATCATTAAATATCCCCAACTTTGTTAAAATACGTTTAGGATCATTTTTTAACAAATTTGGTTTTGTTGATATGGAACCTATTCGTAACAAGTTGGTTGAGATTTGCGGAGGAGATCCCACATTTGAAGAACTTGAAATGAAAATATTTATTTCGGCGTTTTGTATGAACACATCTGAAACTGTTTACTTTTCTAAAGATACACACCCAGATATGAAGGTAATAGACGCCGTGTGTATGAGTATGGCTGTACCTTTCATATTTGCATGTGGTAAATATAAAGGTGAGACGTACGTTGATGGTGGGATGAAGGAGGAATATCCATTGACACCTTTTTTTGATAAAAAACCACACGAAATTACGTGTATAAAAATTAAAATGAACAAAGTATATCAAGAAGATATACACACACCTAAAGAATTTGTACAATCTTTGGTTCGTTCGGCACTATCTAACCGTGTAGAGTACGATACACCAATTGAAATCGTAGAAATTAATGTCGGTGACGCAGACGTATTTGATTTCAGTATGACCTATGAAGAGAAACTACGATTGTATAGTATTGGATATTTGACATAACACTTTTTTTATCAGTTTACAGTATATGATAGAGGTTTGCGATCCAGACGCAGATCTAGATGTCCTAAAGAAACTCATTAAGATGAACACAGGACACAACATTAAACTGACAAAAGAACAAACATGTCAAGTCTATGATGATATTAAGGCGGGAAAGTTGCCCCTCCCACCTTTGATCATGAGCTCCAGTAAGATCTACCTTGTCGATAAAAAATCGCCACTCAAACCCAACGATTATGACATCTTATTTGATTCATCGTCTAAACGGAATCAGATCAAGATTGTCGCACGTAAAGTTGGACTAAAGCAGTTAGATCAAATGACAAAAAGTCAAATGATTGACTCTATTGGTAAGCGTCTGAAGTACATGAAAATTCATGAACCCGTGAAGATTGGAACGAAGCGCACCACTCCAGTCAAGAAAGAAGGGTTGAACAACACAGCAGTGATCAACAACACAGCAGTGAACTTTACAAACACCACCCTGAACGCAAATGGGAATGTGAACCGTTTGAATGGGAATGGGAATGTGAACCGTTTGAATGGGAATGGGAATGTGAACCGTTTGAACGGGAATGGGAATGTGAACCGTTTGAACGGGAATGGGAATGTGAACCGTTTGAATGGGAATGGGAATGTGAACACAGCTCGTAGGAACGAGAACTTGAACACAGCTCGCAGGAACGAGAACTTGAACACAGCTCGCAGGAACGTCCCTACCTCTCGTGTAAATTTTCCAAAAGGTGGTCTCTTCATGAAAGATCAGCGACCAAAATTTCTTAACGGCCGGGTGAGCGCCGTTAAAAAACCTACAGAATCATTATTTACTCGAATTTTCAAACCAAAACAAAAAGACTTTATACCGTCAAGTAAATTTAAAGGTGGTAAGAAGGGATATGTATTTAAAACAGGAAATCAAGGTACTGGGTACTACATAAACGTAGGTGCTGCGGTAGTTCAGGGACCCATGCCAGCACCCAGTGGTGCATCAAACATTGACATAAACGAAGCGATCGAAAAGATCAAGAAACTTCAACTCAGACGTGAAAAGCTGTTTTTGAATAAAATTGGTACTGGTGGTTTCAGGGGTTCCGATGTGGTGGCGGAGGCTGTAAAATACAAAACTCTCGAGAATGATTTCATCACCAAATTATCAAAGATGACTTTATCTAACACAAATCGAAATACTTTCATCCAACGTATGGCATCCGAAAATCTGGAACAACTTGAGGCTGAAGCTCAGATAAAGTCTGGCAACGTCGTTCAAAACGACGAACAAAAGATGAACACCATACTCGCCACACTCCCGTTCATAAACAATAGTTCTAAGACTAACTTCAAAGCACGCGCCAAGGCTGGAGGCACCAACATTAATAGTCTCATCGAAGAGGCTAAAAAAGAGAACGAGACGAAACGTTCGACATTCATAACCAACCAGAAAACTAAATTTATGGGTATGATCACTAACGTCAAACTTTCCGATGAAGATAAGAATAGTCTTGCAGAACTCATTGATAATAAGACCAATCTAAATTCTCTAAAAAATCGTGCCAATAAATTGGTCGAGCAACGAATCGCGGAGAAGAAAGCTCTCATGAAACAAAACTTACTCACATATTTGACTCCTCTTAAAATTAATCAAACGAACAAGAATGGATTTCTCAGACGTTTCAATAATGGAGAGAGTATCAACGTTCTCAAGCGTGCCGCGAAGGAACGCGAAGATGAGGTGGCTCGTAGTGGCAACGAGAATGTGAGGACGCGTCTCGTTCGTAATCTCAACACTCTCAATCTGAACGCGCAAAACAAAAACACTATAATGAGTAAGTTTAATAACGGAAATCGTAACGTGACTAAACTCGTCGAGGAGGCGAAGAGACTCAAGAATGAGCGAAATGTAGGTAAGATAGGCACCGAGAGAGAAAGACTGACCGCTCTCGCAAAGCAGCTCGGTGTCAATACAAATTTCTCGAACAACATCTCAAAACTCAACGCACTTAATGAAGTCACTGGTCTTGAACAGAGAATTCGAAACGCTGGTGGAGAGAAGATTAAAGGCACGTTTGCTGAAAAGGTTCAGGCACTTTCAAAGGTTGCTTCGAACATGAATCTGAATGCTAGTATACAATCAAACATTCTCAAACTCAAGAACAACACCGAACTCAATATGATGAAAGTTCGTATCATAGGTGCTGGTAAGCAAAAGTTGTCAAACCGCGCTGGATCTTTAGGTGTAAAATTTTCTAGAAACATCGCAAACGTCAACAGTGTTAATAAACTCAAACCTTTACGAAACAGGATAAATAACGCTGGGAGGAATAAGGAGAGTGCCAAGACTCAAAAAGACGCTGCGATTCTCACTGAGAAAAGACAGGAGTTGAAAAATTACATCAATCGAAACATAACCCTTCCCCAAAACAAAAAGAATGCCTTTGTGCGTCAAGTGAACCTAAACTCCACAAATCTCATCGAACTTCGTAAAGAAATAAACACTGAGATACAGTCGATAAAGAACACTAAGCGCACAAAGAATTTGGATGAGCTCGAGCGGTATCTTCAACCACTTAACATCAATAAATCCAAGTTCATTCAACGTTTCAAAAACTCTAACATTTCATTGGAGAACATCAAGGTGGCCATCAATAAGGAGGTGACCATCAAAGGTGACCTAAACAGTAAGAAACGCACTCTATCTAGCAAGATAGACGAAGCTAAAACGTACAACGTTGCATTCAATTTCAACACGAACACATCCCCATTGAACTCTCCCGAGAAGGTTGAAGAACTTAATCGAAGGGTTGATAAGGTCATAGAGAGTGTAATCAATAAGGGGCGGAATACACTATCGAACAAGATCATTAATACCAATGTGAAAAATGATTTCATGAACAAAGTGACCGCTGCGAAAACACTCAAAAATCTCAAAAATATTGGAACCCAAATTAATGCTGCCATTGCTTCGAAAAAGGCTGCAAAGAATGTAGAAATTACTAAATACATGAAAAATATGGGACTCGATAATACAAACATTCAACTCGTCGCGGCTCGCAATCTCAGTCTAAATGACAGCCGTCAGATGGCGAATGATATTTTGGATAAGAAGAAGAGACTGGAACTTACCAAACTTCTCGATGAAAAGAAAGTTCCAGTCGCTGACAGAAAACAATTTTATAATAAAATCTCTAAAAATTCTAACATCCGTACTATCGAGAAAAATGTTGAAAATTATTTGATACAAAAATCGAGAGAAACACTTTCGAATATTACACAAGTTCTGAATAAATATAACTTAAAAAAGGAGGATCGTGAAGCTATACTGAAGAATTGGGATTACTACGAGAATATGTCCGTTCTTAATGTGAAAAATAAAGCATCAACTCTCTCAAATGAATTCAAAAAAGAAAAAAGTACTGCTCTCCGTCGATACCTTACAGATGAACTTAAACTCAAACAGAATGATGTTGAGACGGTCATGAAGAATTTCAATCTTAATCCCCGAAACATGAATGCTTTACGCACAAAGGCTACTACACTCAAAAACGTCTCAAGTGGAAAAAATCGTATCACGGAGCGTATTCGAAAAGCTCGCAATGAAAATGGTCTAAATCTCAAGTTTAATGTGAATAAAATCAAATCCATGAACAACGCGAAGAATCTCAACGCTAAGATTAACCAAGCCTATATAGGTAAGGCTAAGAAGAATCTTTCTAGACGCGCACTCAATAGGAACGTCAATGTATCCGATGAACTTAACGCCATCAAAACCATGAATAACGTACAAAAACTAAAGAACAAACTTAACGGTCTTATCGGGGGTAAAAAACAAGAAGATCTTAAAAAACTTGAAGAAGTAATTAAAAATTTGAATCAAGAAAATAAGAATCGTTTCTTACAAAAGTTTAAAAATCAAAACAATTCTTTGGATAATATCTTAGAAAATGTTCAAACGTTTAAGAATGTCCTCACGAAACAAAAGTTTGAAGGTCAGAAACAAGAACTTTATAAATACATCAATGAAACCCTCAACCTCGACGTGAAGAATCGTAATTCTATCATGTTTGAATTCAATACATCTAAAAATTTGAATGTAATGAAACAAAAGGCGAATGCTATTAAGAAGTCTCGGAACATAGAGAAAATTGCGACTAGTCGTAAAAAACTCGAGAATATTTTGAAACCATTGAACCTTAGCCAGGAAAATAAAAATTCTATACTCACCAAATACGATAAACAACCAGGTAATATAGAGATGTTTGAAACAAACGCTAAATCTCTTATTCAACAAAGAAAGAATGAGAGTCGCGCCGGTGAGCGTGAAGAACTTATGCGTTTCATGAACAATTTGGGTCTTTCGAATCAAAACAAAAATATGATTGTTGGATATTTTAATCAGTCACCAAACAAAACCTTGAAGTCTTCGAAGAATAACGCGACATCTATGAAGAAAACTCGTCAAGAAGAGAAACTCGAGAACACGTTTAAGAATTTAGCGAATCTCACCAATGACGACAAGTCTAAGTTACGTATGGAAGTCAAGTCGGGTGTGAACGTCAATACGGTCATCAACTCTGCGAAACGTCTCAACTCGAATATAAAGGCGAAAAAGGTGGTTGAACAAAATGTCATCAACTACGTGACCTCTAAGAATATCGGTCAAAATGGAGAGAAGCTCATCAAAAACTTTAGGAACGGTCTTCTCACACAAGAAAAGGTCAAAGAGGAGGCTGACAAGAAGCGAGCGTCTATGAACGCCAGCATCGTCGCGAATAAAAAGGCGAGACTTCGTAATTTTATGAAGAACACACTTTTAACCAACCCTACCAAAAACAAGTACTTAGAACGTGTTGGTCTCAATACGAACCTGAGTACCATCGAGAAAAATATTCAAAAAGATGATGAAGAACTCAAAAGTAAACGCAATACATTTGCTCGCAAACAAGCTGAATTGACTACCTATCTCAATGGTCTCATAAGTCTGACTAAAGACCAAAAATCAAAACTCGTGAGTAAAATAAAGAATAATACCACAAACATAGAACGTATCAAAAGTGAAGGTAAAAAAATTGACGAACAAATGAAGAAGGCTACTAAGAAAGATTTGAGTGTAGAGGAAAACAAGTTCAACGCGGCGGGAGCTCAGAATGCTTACCTGAAAAAAGCGAAAGAAGAGGTGGATAAAGTCGCGAGAAATAATTTCAACGCGACCGCAGCACTCGAACTCCTGAACCGTAATCGAAACATTACTGATTTACGTGCTTCAGTGAACAAATCTTCTTTACCTACATCGGTCAAACAACGATACATTAAACAAATTGAAAAGCCAGGTACAAATCTGAAACCAATTCGAAACTTACTAGAGTTGGATGAGAAACGTGTCACAGTATCCAACGCAGCTAAGAAAAAATTCGGACCCTTGTATCGCCTGTCCAAGTGGAAACCGATCATAGATAATGCGAAATCTGTTACAGCTTTAGAAACCATCGACAAAAATCTCAAAAATAGGATTGAGTTGGAGGGTGAATTAAAGAGTAGTAAGATTCCCTCCAAGAGGAATTTACTAGGAAAGGTGATGCGAAGCAATATGAAGGTCAAGAACTTACGTAGAACGTTCGAAAAGGAACTGAACAATGTGACTAAACGTATGAATTTTGAAAAGAATACCAGTGTTTCTGAATTATACGTACCCGAAACCAACTTTAAAGGTAAAAAATTCAAGGTGAGTGACGTGAATCCACTCGCTCTTGAGATTTTAAATCGTGGAAGCGCCATTAGTACGGTCAACAGGCTCAAGAAGATTTCCCAGAAAGCAAAAACGAATTACAAGGCGCAGATAAAGCAAGCAAAATCGAACGCTGAACTCGAAAATATTAAAACGCGAGCGACACAAAACGACAACGCTATTCGTATGAGTGAAAAAAAAGCTAAAGCACTAAAGGCGGTAGAAAAGGCAGCGAATGCGTATGTGGCGGCGAGGAAACCAAAGCCCCCTAATGCACCCAAACCTTCGTTTAAAGCCCTAGTTCAAAAGAATAAGGAACGACGGGTCATGAACGCAGTTAAAACTGCTGCCCAAAAGACGGCGATCAGTGAGGCTACAGGTGCAGAGCGTGTAAAGTTGGCTAAAAAGTTTGCACCGAGGACTCAAGCAAACGTCAAGAGAGTCAACAATGCGGGCAGGATGTTCAAGGCCAACGTGAGGAAAGCTGCAGAGGGGGCAACTATGATGAATAAATCTAGCTATCAAGCTAAAATTAACAGTCGAAACTTTAAGATTCCAAAGAACCGAAAGAAAATATTCACCAGTCGTATTCAAAGGGCGACAACCTTGGGTCAAGTTCTGAAGGCATATGAAAATGCTCAAAGTGAACTACCTAAGTAAACACCAAAATATGTAAAAAGTAACTAAAATGAATCACCCCGACGACGACTGTACCGTGATTACCGACATGCCTCTCCGCGACGAGGTTGTCGATTTCATCGAAAAAGGTCTCCACCGTGATATGACTGAGGAGGATGTAGAGAATTGGTGCGACAATAACCTCGACGGTCTCGCATCCATATACGAAAAGTATCGGGATACATACTTGTCATACGGGCAGGCCGAAATAACTCTCTTTTTTACACAAACTGTATACGGTCGTGAGGATGCGATGGAGATTATTGGTAATTTTGTAGATGGATTGTAATTTAAAGAAATAAACTTCCTTTAAACTAATGGAAAACTGTGATGTTTGTTGTGAAAAACTAAACAAGATAAATCACAAAAAAGTTAAGTGTCCTTTTTGTGATTTAACGAGTTGTAGAACCTGTTCCCAAAGATATATACTCGAATCTTTTGAAGATCCACATTGTATGGGATGTAAAACATCGTGGAATCGTGAATTTGTAGATTCATTCTGTACCAAGTATTTTAGAAATACAGAGTTGAAGCGTCATCGTGAGAATGTTCTTTTTGAGAGAGAGCGAGCACGTATGCCCGAAACGCAACCCGAAGTTGAACGTATCCAACACATGCGTCGGTTACGGCGGATCATTCGCCAACAAAAGGAAAAACTCATAGAACTTCATAATCGCCACCGAACATTCGAAGTTGATACTCCAATACCACCAGAAATTAGAACACTTTACAGGGATATGGAAAATACGTACCGACATATGGAAGAATTGAGAAATGGTGGAACGTTTATAGATAATGGACCCCGAAAATTTGTGCGTCAATGTCCCATAGAAGAATGTAAAGGATTTCTAAATGAAGAGTGGTACTGTGGATTATGTACAAACAAGTTCTGTAAAGATTGTAATGAACCACTCGTTCCCGATCATGTGTGTGATCCGGAGACTGTAAAGACGATGAAACTACTCAACAAGGATAGTAAATCATGTCCGAAATGTGGAACTGTAATACATAAGACGAGTGGATGTGCTCAGATGTGGTGCATTTCGTGTCACACGGCATTCAATTGGCGAACAGGGGAGATTGAGACTGGTCGGATACATAATCCACATTTCATCGAATTCAAAAAGAAGACGTCAATGTCTAGGGAACATGGAGACATTCCGTGTGGTGGTATTCCATCTTTTAGGGAGCTTCGTGAAATTCGAGCGACGAATGAAATACTTCAATACGCTATGGTTATACATCAAATGGAACAGGAAAATATGTACATAGATTTAAGACCAGTTGACAACACACATCTTCGTATAGCGTACATGCTTAACGATATAGATGAGAATGATTTAAGAAATTTCTTACAGCGTCAAGAAAAATTTAAAGACAAAGGTAGGGATCTTTCTAATATTTTTGAGATGATGGCGAACACGGGTGGTGATCTCCTTCGTCAATATGTCATAGAACCTGAGAGACATGATGAAATTATCAACCTTTTACAAAAAATTATTGAATACGGAAATGAAATTTTCGAAACGATTCGAAAACGATACAATTGTAGACTTCCTCGAAATATTTTTATGTGAATACAATAAGATGGTACTTATTATTCTCTTTCTGATCTTGTTGGTCATTTTCCTATTACCCGTGTATCCACGACCTAGGATATTTCACAATTTTATTACACCTCAAGAGCGAAAGCATATCATAGAAACGGCAAGTAAATATCTAAAACCTTCGAAAGTTTCGGAAGATGGAAGCATAGATGAAACCGTTCGTAAAAGTGAAACGGCTTGGTTGGATCGTGAAGATCCAGTGGTCGACGCAGTCATGCGTAGATGTTTAAAACAGACAGACAGACCTATTGAAAATTGTGAAAAGTTACAGGTTCTTAAATACAAACCAGGTGGTTACTACTCCCCGCACCAAGATTGCTTCAATAATGACAAAAATCCGAGAATGTATACATTCATTCTCGCACTCAATGATGACTACGAAGGTGGTGAAACAGTTTTCCCAAATATAGGTAAAAGATATAAACTCAAGGCTGGTGATGCTCTATTTTTTGATACAATCGACAACTACGAGCTCATGACGTCCAAAGCTTTACACGGTGGGGAACCTGTAAAGAATGGTGAAAAATGGATATGCAATTTATGGGTGAGGAAGTATCCTTATGCCTGAACCTCACCCCTTTCAATAAGCTTCTTACGATTTTCAAGGTGAAGTCCTTCAACTTCAGACTTATTTTGTGCCGCGTAGGGTACCGCATAACCCTCATCACACATCCACTTGTTCACATTGGTCCATACACCATCCTCTGAAACCCAAACCTCTGCGAGTACGCGTCCAAACTTACCCCTGGAATCCGCCTCCGGGCATCTGAGTTCGATTTCAACGTCATCCTTCTCAGATGCAACAGCCTTGAGACACCAATCCTTTAGCTTTTTCTTCGAGAGAAGACCAAAGACCTTCTCCTCCTTGTCAGATGTACGGGACTCTGGTGTGTCAATCCCTAGAAGACGAACGCGCTGCTTTGTGCATACGTCAAAACCTAGATCAATGTTTACATCAATTGTGTCACCATCGACAACCCTCTCAAGGGAAGAGACCCGGTACTTGAAATTACAAGCTTCAACGTTATAAGATGACATCTTATATCTAATTGTAAACTTAAAACTTTAATACCCTCATATGTTAGATGAAGTGTTTGGCTACTTTTTCTGAAAACAGTCTGTACAAAATAAAACTAGCAAAGACTCGTAGGAATGTCCTTGAATCTATATACCAACGACCAAGTATCGTAGAGGTGAGACCAATTAAGGAGAATCTGAGACTTCGTTTACGCTTCACAGAAGCGATAAAAGAAGCACAGGAGATGTGTGAAATAGATAAGAATTCATCTGAGTGTCATTGGGCCTGGTATGAAGTGGATGAATTAGAAGATGCTATACTACGTCTATATCCCGATAGACCGTAACAATTGGGGGGTCGTCGTCGTACCCATAATAACGAATTGATACTCCAAAAAGTTTCATCATCTCTGGATCAATTTTTTCGTTAATTTCTCTTTTCCAATTTTTTACAGTGGTTTGAAAATATTCAATTCCATTATCTGAAAATACACAAACACGCATGAATGGTCTACTACGCACCTTTCTCATGTATTCGTGTACAGCCTCAGGTAAAGGTGATGCCCTCATGTACGCCGATTTAAGGATATTAATAACGTAGTATCCATGTGAATCACAAATTATATTGACTTGCATTTCAGGAAACCCTTTTATGTATGCTTCGAAATCCGCATTACTGGGGAGGGTTGTGAAAACAGGTGTATTTTGACATATAGTCCCATCATGATGACCAATACCTGGATGTGTGTGAAATGACATTTCAGAATACCAAACTCTATCGATTTCAGGACCTTCGACTCTGTTTCGTTTTTTTGATGTGACAATTTTTGGTTTACTAAACTCAAAATTTTTGTATTTAATATTACCAGCAAATTCCCATTGTTTGACAGAAGACAACTTACTCACTTCTTTCAAATCATGAACTACTTCACGAGAAAGTTTTATTCTCTTCTTTCTTATTGCCATATTTGGGCGCACTATTCTAAATTTCATTGACACTACCTGTTATACACTGAGAATTTATCGGGTTTTGTTTTTAACTATTATTTACTTTTTAAGAATACGTGTATGCGCACGCACATACACGACACGACCCGATCTCTTGGGAACCTTCTTGCGAGGTTTCTTGTTGATGTTCATGGGTACTGGACCATTATTGTTATTCTTCTTATTGATGTTCATGGGTACTGGACCATTATTGTTATTCTTCTTGTTGATGTTCATGGGACTTGCCATATTTATAGTATATAGAGAAAAAAAGGTAGTCGTATCTAATGATAGAGAAATGGATGAAAGAGATCTACACTGAATTGGGACCGGGACATAGTGAGCGAGTGTACCATAACGCAGTCGAGGTCTTGCTGAGGGAGAAAAATATCAAGTATGAATCTGAGCGCATCATACCTGTGGTGTTCAGGGGTCATGTCATAGGCAACGTGAGAGCTGATATTATCATCAATGGACGGTGTGTACTCGAATTCAAAACGATTCGGACCCTGGGAGATGGGGCGGAGTTACAGGCGCATAACTATCTTCGTCTGACTGGTCTGAATCTTGCGTATCTGATAAATTTTCCTCCTCACTCTGGTCGGGAGGTGGAGGTGAAAAAGATTGTGCAAGGACCATCAAAGGAAGAACTCGAGCAAGAATTCGGTAAAATTCTCGACCATCATCGTAGTGTGTCTGCGGATCTATCACAACTGCTTCCAGGAGTTCCCGAGCCTGGGATAGATGATGCTTAGCCTGTTCGATACAGTAGTGCACAGCCGGCTCTGTGGATGCCATGTGGTTAAAGTGTGGGAGTACATGAGTCTCCAAGTCATAAAGTGCGCAAAGCGTGTGTTCCTCATCGGGTGTCATTTTTCATATATTTGAATACATTGTTATTCGACTTAGGTAATTGATATGCGGGCACAGATCCATTGGGTGGTTTCTTACAATAAATTCTACAGTCACATTTTTGA